GCAGCGTCTCTTCTTCGTCACGGTATTCTAGAGGCTATCAAGGCAGGTATTCGTGAGGGTGATCTATTGAAAGTAGAGGGTGACAATGAAAGCTGAAGTTTATAATCGGGAAATTCACTATGATTTCACTAATGAAGAAGTAGATTTCTTAAAGTCTTTAGACTTATGGGATGAAGTTAGAAAGAAACTACAAGACCATGAAGTCATTACGATTGAGGGATATGAAAGGCTTGTAAACAAGTGAGTAAAGTTAAAGTAATCTGGTCAACCCCTGAAGGTGAAGACCTAATCGCTTATATGGCCCGTGTATCAGCACCTGAGAATCAGGACAAGAAAGAATCTGGCCCTAAGCTTGTGAAGTATCTGATCAAGCATAAGCACTGGAGTCCCTTGGAGATGGTGAACGTCTGTATGGAGATTGAAACTACCCGCGACATTGCCCGACAGATTCTGCGACACCGTAGCTTTAGCTTCCAAGAGTTCTCGCAGCGATACGCTGTAGCTCAGGATTTTAAGTTGTCTGAGGTACGTATGCAGGACAACAAGAATCGACAGAACAGCCTAGAGACTGATGACTTGTATTTGAATAACTGGTGGAATGCAGCGCAAGTTCGTGTACAATGTGAGGCGGAGTTGATGTACAAGTCAGCACTTGAGAAGGGTATTGCTAAGGAGCAAGCCCGTAAGCTACTGCCTGAAGGATTGACTATGAGCCGTATGTACATGCAAGGTTCTCTACGTTCTTGGTTGCATTACGTAGATATCCGAACAGATGTAGCTACGCAAAAAGAACATAGGGAGGTGGCTCAACAATGTGCTACACTACTGGAAGGACTCTTTCCTAACGTAATGGAGGCTTTTTATGACATTCGACAAACGGCAAGTTGAGATTTTGAAAGAATATTTTAAATTAAGAGAGAAGGTGTTGAATGAATCTAAATGAATATCAAGAACTAGCGTTCAAGACTGCGATGGAGTCCGCTAAGAACCCTGCTTACATGATTGCTAATCTTACCTCTGAAGCAGGTGAAGTTGCAGGTAAGTATGCCAAGTGGATTCGAGATGGTGTCTTGGATGAAGTAGGTATGCAGAAGGAAGCAGGTGACGTACTGTGGCAGATCGCTGGTCTGTCTACAGTGATGGGTTGGAGCTTGGCAGATGTTGCCAGTCAAAACCTTCGTAAACTTGCAGCACGACAAACAAACAATACCCTCACAGGGTCAGGAGATGAACGATGATTGATAAAGACGATATTGGCCAAACATACAGCTTTTCCTATACCGACTGTGAAGGTAAAGTGTACAAGAAAGAAATCAGTACTCCCGGAGCTTCATGGCATGAGTGCATGGATGACTATGTGAAGTTTTTGGAGGCTACCTTTGGCTACCCCATCAAGCCTCAAGTGCGATTGGAAGAGCCTGTGTATCTGGCGGCGATGTACGAGCACTATCCTGACTATCTTGATCCTTGGACAGGTGATTACTTCATTAAGGATGAAGAAGTCGGTGAAGAGCCTTCTAAATATGGGTGGGAAGACGAATGAAAATCTGTAGTAAATGTAAGGAAGAGTTACCTCTTTCTTCTTTCACGAAGCATTCCAAGAATAAAGACGGACTTCAAGGAAGTTGCCGAGAGTGTAATAAGAAATCAAGCAAGGAGTGGAACGCTAACAATAAGGATTCACTGATTTTGAAACGGCTAAAAGAGAGATCCATTCAAAAAGGATTAGATTTTGATTTAACTGTGACAGATATTAATGTTCCTTTAAAGTGTCCTGTATTTGGGTTTGACTTACAACGAAATCATAAGGTTCCTTTGTTCAATTCTCCTTCTGTGGATCGTATAGACCCTACAAAAGGATACACGAAAGACAACATTCAGATTATTTCTCAATTGGCAAATGCAATGAAACAGAATGCGACACCTGAGCAACTGCTTCAGTTTGCGCGTTGGATATTAAATACATACGAAAAGGAAGAAAATGAGAATATTGTGCATTCCTGATACGCAGTGTAAACCCGATATTCCATTAGACCATTTAACATGGGCAGGTAAAGCTATCTGCGAATACCGTCCCGATGTGGTAGTTCATCTAGGCGATCATTGGGATTTCCCTAGTTTGAGTAGTCACGATAAAGCGGGTAGTAAATACTTTGAAGGTAAGCGTTACTTAGCCGATGTGGAAGCAGGAAATATAGGAATGGATATGTTATTAGCTCCTTTAAAAGACTTACAAAAGTCGCAGAAGGTTTCTAAACATAAGGTGTACAAGCCTAGATTAGTGTTTTTGAAAGGAAACCACTGTAACCGTTTAACGAGGGCTATAAATAACAATCCAATGTTAGAAGGACTAATGACCGATGAGCATCTCAAATTGAAAGATTGGGAAGTTCATGAGTTCTTGAAGCCGGTGTTTATTGGTGGTGTAGGCTTCTCACATTTCTGGCCGACAGGAGCTATGGGGAGGCCCGCCGGTACTGCTGCTGCTATTATTAGTAAGTTACATATGTCTTGCGTTGCAGGCCATCAACAAGGCAAACAGATCGCATATGGTAAGCGAGCTGATGGGAAGCCTATCTGTGGTATCATTGCTGGTAGTTATTATCTACATGATGAGGACTACATGGATCAACTAAGTAACCGTCACTGGCGAGGCTTGGTTGTATTGAATGATGTTAAGGATGGCGGCTTCGATGAGATGCTTTTGTCCATTGAGTATTTGCAAAGGAAGTATGATGACAAACAAGTGTAATAGCTGCTTCTATGCCTTGATGGATCGTGATCTGGAAGCCCCTTGTGTTACTTGCACAGGATACTCTAACTATGTGAAAGGAACAGTTTATATGACTCAAAGTCACGGATCACAACCTCTTAAAGAGGCGATTGATGAATGGTTTAAGGACGGAGTTGACCAAGCACAGGAAGACTTTTGGGTGTCCTACAAAGGCATTACCCATGATCCAGTGGAGAAGCCCAAGCACTATATGCTGTTTGAGGAAGAGGGCATTGAAGTGCGGGATGTCATTCAGAAATTAGTTAATAAGTTTGATGAAGAAGCTGTGCATATGTTTTATAGCCATATGTTCATTGCTGACTATGTACAAATGATGCAATACCTGATGCGATTCATGGACAAGAATGGTGTTGAGGACTTGAAGAAAGCTCGATGGTATTTAGACAAGATGATTGCTGACTATGAATCTGACGTTTGAAGAACTTAAAGAAAAGCTTCAACGTGTCGATGAAGTCACACTGCTGGAGTTGTTAGACATCCACAGTGATGACCTCATTGAGAGATTTGAAGATTACATTGAAGATAGACAAGAACAACTAATGAAAGAAATTGAATGAGAAACCTATTAACAAAGAAGAGCGTATACACATTTGACTATCCAGAGGCTCTGGCCTTTGCAGATAAACAGAATGGTGTATTCTGGACATTTGATGAAATTGATTTGGAAAAAGATGTACACAGCATTCTTACCGACTTTACTCCTAGTGAACGTCATGGTGTTACTACTTCACTCAAGCTCTTTACCAAGTACGAACGTATTGTGGGTGATGAGTATTGGTCTGGTACTGTTAAACCTAACTTTCAGCATCCTGATGTTGGCTTGATGGCTGATGCCTTCTGTTACTTTGAGAGCAATGTTCATGCACGATTCTATAACCGCATTAACGAACTGCTTGGATTGGCTACTGAGGACTTTCATCAATCTTGGCAGTATGATCCTGTATTGGCTAGCCGTATTGGGTACTTGGACACTCTTGTTAGTAGTCGTGATCTGCCCCTTTCCTTGGCAGTCTTCAGTATGATGGAAGGTTGTGTGCTGTACTCTAGCTTTGCTTTCCTGAAGCACTTCCAGAGTAACGGTAAGAACAAGTTGAGTAACCTTGTTGCAGGTATCAACTTCTCTGTACGTGATGAGAACATTCACCATGAAGCTAGTTCGTGGCTGTTCCGTACCTACATGGAAGAGAACAAGCTAGACAAGGCATGGATGAAGGCACGGGTTGAGCAAGCAGCTAAGGCATTGGTTGAGCATGAGCACCGTATCGTTGATCTGTTGTTCTCTCACGGGGACATTGAAGGCATCAATGAGAAGTCAATGAAAGCTTTTGTCAATGCACGAGGTAACATTTGCTTGAGCAACTTAGGCTTTGACGCTATCTTTGATGAAACTGGTGATACAATCTCTGAGTGGTTCTACTTGGGTATCAGTACCTCCACTATTCATGATTTCTTTGCTAAGGTTGGAAATCAGTATAATCGTAAGTGGAACGAGAAAGGCTTTGTATGGTAAGACAATTTCGTAAGAAACCTATAGTTATTGAAGCACGACAACTCAACGGAAATACATTTCATGATGTCAGGCGTTGGATTAATGAGTCAGGGAAGACTGGCGAATGGTGTTGGGATCCCGATGATGATCATTTCATTGTTGAGAGGTACTTAAACATTGATACTCTTGAGGGTTACATGAAGGCCCAAGATGGTGATTGGATTATCAAAGGTATCAAGGGAGAGTTTTACCCTTGCAAGCCCGACATTTTTGAAGCAACGTATGAGGAAGTTAAATGAGTACACCTGTGTTGGACAACAAGTATGAGTTTTTGAGTGCGGAGCGTAAGCGTCTGCAAAAGGAAGGACTCTTGCCTGAGTGGTATCAGACCGGAGGATGGGGACTGTTCAAGAGTAAGTACATGGAAGGCTCAACAAGCTTTAAGAACCGTGCTGAACAGATCGCTGAGACAGCAGCTAAACACGCTCCAAAGGACGGAGTAGATTGGAAGGGAAAGTTTTATGAAGTTATTTGGAACGGCTGGCTTAGTCCTTCAACGCCTACACTGGCTAATCTGGGCACCAATAAGGGTATGCCGGTGGCTTGTAGTGGTCAGTATATTGGTGACTCTGTTGCTGACTTCTATGGTGAGCTACTGGACACTGCTGTGCTCACTAAAAATGGCTTCGGTACTAGCGGATATTTGGGTGACATTCGACCACGAGGCTCTCAAATCGGGACTGGCGGAACGGCTTCGGGAGTCTTACCAGTCTTTCAAACCTATGTAGACGCTATGAAGCGAGTGACTCAAGGGGTTGCTCGTCGAGGCGCTTGGGCAGGTTACTTACCTATTGACCATCCTGACTTTCACGAGTTGTCTGATTGGGTAAAGAACAACCCTGACGATGCTAACGTAGGTTGGACGGTTAGTAAGGACTTTATGGACTCTCTTGACTCAGGACATCCTGAAGCCATTGAGCGTTACCAGAAGGCTTTGAAGCTGAAGATGTTGACAGGTAAAGGTTACTTCTTGTTTACCGATAAGGTAGCAGAAGCCCGTCCTGAGATGTATAAGGCTCACGGTTTGGATGTTAAGGCTTCTAACCTATGTACAGAGATCATGCTGCACAGTGGTGAGGAAGAGACATTCACTTGTATCTTGGCTTCGATGAACTTGGAGAAGTATGATGAATGGAAAGATACGGATGCTGTATTCACTGCGACAGTGTTTCTTGATTGTGTTACTAGCGAGTTCTTGTCAATGGCTGCTGGCAAAAGAGGCTTTGAAAAGGCACTGGCAAGCACTGAAAAGAGTCGTGCGCTTGGGCTAGGTGTTCTTGGCTGGCACTCGTTGCTGCACAAGAAGATGGTTCCTTTTGAGAGCTTTCAAGCTCAGAAACTTAACGTGGAGATTTTTGATGGAATTAACAAGAAGTCAACAGAGGCAAGCAAGTACCTTGCAGAGCAACTCGGAGAGCCTGAATACTGCAAAGGATTTGGACTACGGAACACTCATCGACTTGCTGTCGCACCAACAATGTCAACCTCTCAGCTCATGGGAGGAGTATCGCAAGGTATCGAGCCTTTTATTGGCAACGTATTTGTCCAGCAAGGCGCAGGAGGCGAAACCATCCGAGTAGTTCCTGAGCTGCTGGAGATCATGAAACGTGAAGGTGTGTACAGTCGTGAGACATTGCTTGAGATTGCGAGTCACGATGGTTCTATCCAACACGTATCATGGATGACTGAGGAAGAGAAAGGTGTGTTTAAGACAGCCTTTGAGATTGATCCGTATATTATCCTTGAGCAGTCTTCTGCCCGTCAACGGTATATCTGCCAAGGTCAATCTATCAATCTGTTCTTCGGTGCTGACGATCCAGAGGAGCATATCAGTGCTGTTCACAAGGCAGCGTTTAAGGATAAGAACATCTTGAGCTTGTATTACATTCGTACCAAAGCTGGTGTGAGTGCTAGTTCTGGTGAGTGTGTAGCCTGTCACGCATAACAGTGGTGTAACCACGTAGGAGATTGAATGAATATTATCGTATACAGTAAGGAGAACTGCCCTGCTTGTACGACTCTGAAGGCTCGCCTGACTAAGGATGGCGAAGCCTTTACAGAGATCATGGTGGGTAAAGACATTACTCGTGAAGAGTTCCTAAAGGAGTTCCCACAGGTAAGAATGATGCCTCACGTTGTCTTTGTAGATGAGTAAAGTAGGGATAGCTATGCGGGTGGTCGAGATGATCACCTGCATTCACATAATAGCCAACACATGGCGACACTGGAATTAAGGGAGAATATGGCTACTAAACAAATGAATCGAGCTATTCCAGCAAAGGAACTGACTCCACGAGAGAAGGTAAGTAATAGCCTTCGGTTGAAGCTGGATGACATGACAGTTATCAAGCCTAAGACTGAGAAGCAAATGGACTTCTTCGAGGCATATCAAGCCTCTAACTACTTCATGGCTTTGCACGGTGTAGCAGGTACAGGTAAGACGTACATTGCCTTATACAAAGCCTTGGAAGAAGCTATGGATCGTAACAATCCCTTTAACAAGGTGACTATCATCCGTAGCAGTGTTCAAGGGCGTGACATGGGCTTCTTGCCGGGTGATGCAGACGAGAAGATGGAGGTGTACATTCAACCTTACCGTCAAATCTGTAGTGACCTGTTCAAGCGTAAGGATGCTTGGGATCGACTGGTAGAGCAAGGACATATTGAGTTTGTGTCTACCTCGTTCATTCGAGGCACTACCTTCTCCAATAGCATCATTGTCGTGGATGAGGTGCAGAACATGACCTTTGAAGAGCTTGATACCATCATTACTCGTGTTGGTGACAAATCTAAGATTATCTTCTGTGGCGATTACCGACAGACTGACTTGAAGAAGAAGGATGACAAGAGCGGTATCTTGAAGTTCTTTGACATTGCAGGCTTGATGAAAGAGTTTGTACGTATTGAGTTCCATATCGAGGATATTGTTCGCAGCTCATTGGTACGTAACTACATTATTGCTAGAACTAACTATGAGGATGGCAAATGAAACAAAATCAAATGTGGGTTGTCCAACTTAACAAGCAAGAATATCTTGATGACAGTCGAGGCTTAACCAATACTGAGAGTCTTACTGAAGTAGTTGCAGACTTTATTCGGCGCTACGAGAATTGGAAAGAAGGTGATTCTATCTTGATCAAACCTACGGAGATGACATACTATGGCTAAAGCTAACGAGAACATTGAAGAACTAATGATGATGATGCCTCAGGAGCAAAAAGGGTTGATTCGTACAGTTACCCAACAGATGCACACTCATCTAGTGTTCATTGATGACGACATTACCGACCCTCGTAACTACCGTGATGTCATCCACTGCTTGGCAACGTGCAGTGAGAATGACTCAGTTAATCTGTTGGTAAACAGTTCAGGTGGACGTACTGATAGTATCTGGCAGATTATTGAAGCTATGAAAGGATGTCGTGGTGATGTATCAGTTACGGTTATTGGTGCTGCATACAGTGCTGCTAGTATGCTGGCTTGTATGGCTCCTGAGTGTTACATTGCTGAGTCTGCTGAGTTCATGCTTCATACTGCCCACTATGGTAGTATCGGGACTGTGCCGAATGTTAAAGGACAGACTG